TATTGAGGGAAATGGTCCTACATCTTTCCAATATTCAGGTAGTATTACATCATCATCTAATCAAATACAATTACCAACAACCACACCTATTGTTGCAACAGTCTCAGCGGCAGCTAATGGGGGTGAAATTGAGTCAATTAGTTCAATTAAGTATTTTGCACCTAGACTGTATTCATCACAGTACAGAGCAGTTACAGCAAGGGATTATGAGTCTATAATACAACAAATATATCCAAATACCGAATCCGTATCGGTTGTAGGTGGAGAAGAACTTGATCCACCTGAGTTTGGAACAGTGTTTATTACAATAAAACCAAAAAATGGTGAATTTGTATCCGATTTTGATAAAAATTCAATTTTATCTAATTTAAAAAGTTATGCATTAGCAGGTATAAATCAAAAACTACTTGATTTAAAATTATTATACGTTGAATTGGATTCATTTGTATATTATGACCCATCAAAGGTCACAACAGTATCTGAATTGAAGACAAAAATTACAAATGGTCTACTTACATACGGTTCATCAACTGATATTAATAAATTTGGTGGAAGATTTAAATATAGTAAGGTATTAAATGTAATTGACAATATAGATGATGCGATTACTTCAAATATTACAAGGGTAAGAATTAGAAGAAACCTTAGAGCATTGACTAATACATTTGCTCAATATGAATTATGTTATGGAAATAAATTCCATATTAATCCAGAGGGTAAAAACATTAAGAGTACTGGATTTACAATTCAAGGTCAAAATGACACAGTTTATTTTACTGATATACCTAATAAGCATAGTGATGGTACTTTAGATGGAAGTGGTAAAGGTATTTTGGCTATTGTTAAAGGGGATACTGAATTATCTCAAAATCAATTAGTTGTAGCATCTGCAGGAATTGTTGATTATGATCATGGTGAAGTGATTATTTCAACTGTAAACATAACATCAACTCAAAGACCAAATAATATTATAGAAATTCAAGCATTCCCAGAATCTAATGATGTTATTGGATTGAAAGACTTATATTTGAGTTTTTCCGTTGGTGATAGCTCTATAAATATGATTAAGGACACAATCACTTCTGGTGAACAGATATCGGGTGTCGGATATAAGATTACATCAAGTTATGCAAATGGAGCACTTGTAAGGGGATAGTATGATAACCACTGGAATTGATAAAAGAGTCAAAGTCCAACAGATAATTGAAAACCAAATTCCAGAGTTTTTCTTATCTGAAAGTCCAAAGGCAGTAGATTTTTTAAAGCAATACTATATTTCCCAAGAATATCAGGGAGGTGTAATTGACCTTACTGATAATTTAGATCAATATGTAAAATTAGATAATTTAACACCTGAAGTTGTTGTTGGAGAGACTAAGTTAACAAGTGGTATTACTACAACAGATACTACAGTAAATGTTACTAGCACTAAAGGATTTCCAAATGAATATGGTCTTTTTAAGATTGAAAATGAAGTCGTAACATATACTGGAATCACAACTAATAGTTTTACAGGTTGTATTCGTGGTTTTAGTGGTATCACAACTTATCATGCAGAAGATAATCCAACAGAATTGGTATTTACTGATTCATCTGCAATTAATCATGATAATGATGCAACTGTACTTAATTTAAGTGCACTTTTTCTTAAAGAATTTTATAAAAAGACAAAAAAATTACTTACACCAGGTTTAGAAAATGTAAATTTTGTCAATAATCTAGATGTAAGCAATTTCATTAAAAATTCAAAATCATTATACCAATCAAAAGGAACAGAAGAGTCATTTAGAATTTTATTTAATGTTTTATATAATGAAACACCTAAAATTGTTGATTTAGAGCAATATTTAATAAAACCATCATCTGCAGAGTATATACGTAGAGAAATTGTTCTTGCAGAGTCTATATCTGGCAATCCAGCAAACTTAGTTGGACAAACTATCATAAAATCAAATGATAGTGCAACTAGAGCATCAATATCTGAAGTAGAACCATTAACAAGAAAGGGAAAAGTATATTACAAAATAGGTTTATTTGTTGGTTTTAATGATGTTGACCTTATTGAAGGAACATTTAATATAACTGGCAAAACAAAAGTAATTGGTAATGTATCTGCAGGTTCTTCAGTAATAACTGTTGATTCTACTGTTGGATTTGCTCAAACAGGAACTTTAGTGTCTGGTATAAGCACAAACATCTATTATAATGATAAATCAGTTAATCAATTCTTTGGGTGTGAAAATATTATTGATGATATATCTACTTCTGATGATATAAGATCAGATGAATTTTACTATGGTTATGAAAATGGTGATTTAAGCAAAAAAGTAGAAATTAGATTAACAGGAGTCTTATCAAAATTTACTCCAACCTCAGATATTCGATTATTGACTGAAGGTGAAAAAATTACTGTTAGAAATGTTGGTGAAAAGATAGCAAATCCTATAGAAGATAAAACTAAGAAGCAAATATTCGCAAACACATGGATTTATAATACATCATCTAGATTTAGAATTGAAAGTATATCTGGTGCTAATATTGTCCTATTTACAAGAGATATTGATAAATCAAGTCTAAAAGTTGGAGATAATGTTGAAATATTATTCAGAAATGAAGAGACTAAGATATCTACAGGAATTGTAGGTAATATTGATAAACCAACTGGTACTATTTCACTTAATAATCTAACAAATCAACCAGGAATTACTTTATTTCCAGACCCAAATAGAGAATATGACTTAAGAAGAGTAATAAATCGTGCAACAAGTACAATAGCAGATATAGAATTTGGAAATAGTGTATTAACAACTGATGTAACAAATGTATATAATGAATCAAATACAAATTTTTATGTTGCATCCAATTCCCTACCATCATATCAAATAACAGCATCATTACCAAAGGCAATACTACCTAATGCAATAGCAGGTAATCAATTACCACAATCTGGATATAATGGAAACACCCTTAAGTATAGTATTCTATCATTTCAAAATCCAGTTCCTTTTATAACTGGTGATGAAATTTTTTATACAGCTCAAGGAACAGTTTTACCGAATTTACCAGAAGCATCATACTATGTTGAGGTATTAAACAATCCAAACCAAATACGTCTTTATAGATCAAGATCATTTATACCTATAGCCGACTTTGAAGAATTTGAAGCATTATCATCTGGTTCTGGAACTCATACATTTTCTTTAGTTGGTATTGTTGAACAGGAAATAGCTTCTCAAAAACTATTAAAAAAATTCCCATTAAATCCCAATCTTACAAATGCAAAATCAGTTGTTACAACACCTGGTACAACTGGAATGTTAATAAATGGGGTTGAAATAAGAAATTATAAATCTAACGATAAAATATTCTTTGGACCTTTAGATAAAGTTAGTTTATTAAATGGTGGTAGTAACTATGATCTTTTAAAACCACCTACCATTGAGTTATCAGCACCTGTTACAGGAAGCACCAATGCTTTAATAAGACCTGTAATTACAGGTTCTGTGAAAGATGTTCAGGTTGATCCTCAAGATTTTGATATTAAAAGAGTAATATCAGTTACTATTGAGGGTGGTAATGGAAATGGATCTGTTCTAGAACCTTTATTATCAGAAAGAAGAAGAGAGATATCATTTGATGCAAGATTAATAGCAGAATCTGGTGGAATTGATAATATAAATGAAACTCTTACATTCTTAGATAAACACAATATTGTAAGTGGACAACCTCTTGTTTATGATAGAAATAACAATCCATCACTTGGAATAGGAACTGTAGGTAATGATAGTGGTACTTCTGTAGTTGGGTTGGGAACTACAACCTTAGTTAATGCGTCTACATATTATCCATCTGTAATTAATCCAACCACAATAAAATTATTCCAAACCTTAGATGATTATAATGCAGGTATTAACACTGTTGGATTTACAACTACTAATAAAATTGGTGTTCATAAATTTAAACTTTTAAGTAAAGAAAAAACCTTAAAAGATATTAGAGTTATAGATGGTGGAAGTGGATATGAAAATAGACAAGTTTATGTAAAACCAACTGGTATAAACACAATAACAAATACAATTCATTTTGATAATCATGGATTTAATGAAGGTGATAAAATTGTTTATTCTACTGCAGTTGGAATAGGATCAACAATACCAACATCTATTACTGGATTGACAACATCCACTGGTATAACTACAACTTCTAACTATTATCAAGTATTAAAGGTAAATGATAATTCATTCAGAATTGTAAATGCTGGTCTTGGTGGAACAATTAAAACCGAATATAATAGAAGTGATTATATTAAGTTCTCAGATCAAGGAACTGGATTCCAAGTATTTAAATATCCAGATGTTAAATTAAATTTAAAATATGAACTTGCTAATACTAGTATTGGTATCATAACTGCTACACCAGTTGTTAGAGGTCCTATTACTGATATTCTACTTTATGAAGAGGGTACTGGTTATGGATCTGATATACTTAATCTTGAAAAATCAGTAACAGTAAGTGTAAAAACAGGTAAAGACGCTCAATTAAAACCAATTATTACTGATGGAAAGATATCTTTTGTTGAAATACAATCTAGAGGTCGTGAGTATTCTTCTGCTCCAGACTTGGAAGTAGTTGGAATAGGTACTGGTTTAGGTGCAAAATTAAGAGCAGTTGTTGTAGACGGGAAAATTGATCAAGTCATAATATTAGATGGTGGTCTTCAATATCAGCAAGATAAAATTGATATAAAAGTAGTTCCACCAGGAACTGGCACTAAATTAGAAGTTTCTACTAGAGGACTCACTGTTAATACTTTCGCAAGGTATGGTAATGAAGCTCTTGTTGAAACTAATAATAAATTAGAATATTCAATTGTTGGATACTCTACTCAAATTGGAAATGATACATTTGGAGATACTGGTAACGGTCATTCTCCAATTATTGGTTGGGCTTATGATGGTAATCCAATATATGGTCCATATGGATATAGTGATGCAAATGATGATGATTCTTCTATTAGAATATTAAACAGTGGATATGTATTAGATACTTCTAATATTGTAGATAGACCATCTGGATTTAGTAATGGATTTTTTGTTGAAGATTATAAATTTACAAATGCAGGTGATTTAGATGAGCATAATGGCAGATATGGAAGAACCCCAGAGTATCCAAATGGAACTTATGCATATTTTGTTGGAATTGCAACTAATACATTATTACCTTCTTTCCCATACTTTATAGGACAATCTTATAGATCAGATCCATCTACA